GTGACAACCCCGCCGAGCTGCTTGCAGCTATCGCAGCGGGTAAGAACGGCAAGGAAGGCATCAACAAGGGCCTGCACCTTGCTCCTCGCGACTTGGTCGCACGCAACTACGGCAAGTACCTGATTACATTCCTACTGAGTGCTGACATTGCCAGCGCCCACGTTGGAACGATCAACAAGGACGGAAACGCCAACGCCAAGGTCGGCAACGGTATCGAGGTGGTCTTGACTACCGACGCAGCTGTCGAGTCGTTCATTAAGAACGTCACGGCCGCCGAGGTCCTGTGTCCTGATGGCCGAGTCGCAACTGTAGACATCAACACCGCAGAGATTTTGCGCGTGAAGTGAGCAGTAAACAATTCTAAGTAAATCAACGTCTTGCAGAACATACGACTAAACAGTCGTTACATATGTGAGCGGCATACAAATCATTGGAGAGCATTATGTCAGCAGAAAACTGGGAATCACTGCTTGAGTCCGAGGGCCTTGGAGTTATTGAGCCGGCCGAGCTTTACGCACACGTCGGCGGTGCAAGGCGACCAAAAGGTAAGTGGGCGCGACTAGACGCTGAGATCAACGACCTGCAGAACCGTGCGGAGTTTATGACTGAGTCGCCAGAGACCGCCCGTGGGTTTGAGACTAAGCCCAGCTCTAAGCAGGGCGGCCAGCCCAACGACATGGGCTACGGCGGTGAGCCTGAGTACTGGGAGCGTGGTGAGAACGATCAGCTAGGCGAGGACCACTGGGACGACTTCGCGCTGTCATTCACGGCAACGGCTAAGGAGGCCGAGATAGCAGACAGGCGACGAGCGTCTGTATGCGGGTTAAACGAGCACCAAAAGCCGATACCCCTAAAGCCACGCAGGAAGCCCTCGGAACCCGGCAAGGTGTGGCGCCAGCGAATTCGCGACCACATCCTTGGTGATTACGCCGCCAAGGGTAACGGCCCGCTACGGAGCGACTGGCGTCCGCCTATGCCTCCCTATGCACACACCGACGCCGGCAACGGCCCTCTGTCGATCAAGGACCAGCCAGGTCCTGACTTCGGATCAGCTCCTCGAGTAGACGAGCCCGTCCGCATGTCGCCAATCGTTGACACGATGACCTACCCACCTGGTCGCGGCCCTTATCAGACCGGCCGATACATGGCCACAAACTCGGACATAACGGGCTAAAAACCTCAATAAGCAGGTAAATCAACGACTTACAGGTCAGAGACCGAAATGGTCGTTATATATGAGACAAGGAGAAAAACATGCAACCCATAGACTTCAATTGGATGTCAGAACGCCCCCAAGAGCCTCAGCTCAAGGACCTGCAGCGGCACATCGACGCGCTTATAGAGCTTGGCTACGACGTTAGCGGCCTGTCCAACGAGGACATTGAGTACATGATCGAGCAGGTCAACGAGGGATTCAGAGATGGAGACTGGGAGGACTACATAGAGTTTATCGACGACGAGCAGTACGAGATACCTCTCTAATGCTTGTCAGTCGTGACGACTTTAGAAACCTGAGAGTACAGGAGGAGCTGAGCTACAACCGGGTGGACAACGTGGCCATGCCGCTTGACTTGGTAGGCCGCGCCATGAAGCGCCGCAACGCGGTCGACGAGGGCATCCAGCCACCTTGGCCAAAGCTTGAGGGAGGCTTTGCACTCAGGCCCGGCGAGCTGGTGCTCGCGGGCGGGTATAGCGGACATGGCAAAAGTGCGGTCATGGCTCAGTGGGGGCTGCACGCGGCAGCCCACGGCAGTCGGGTCGGGTTCATCAGCTTGGAGCTACCGGCTGAGTTCCTATTCGACCAGCTCGCAAGCTTTTCTGCTGTGTCGCCTGAGACGCCTGAGTCCTACCTGAGAGAGTTTGCTAACTGGATGGATGACTCGCGCCTATATATCTACGACAAGGTAGACGTGATGACTCCCGAAGAAGCGCTGCAGGCGTGCATAGGGCTGGTCAAGTTCTTCGGCTGCCAGCTGATCGTACTGGACTGCCTGTTCATGGTGTCGCTGGCCGATGACCTCGAGCAGGAGCGGGCATTCAGCCAAAAACTGGCGGCAATCGCCAAGAGCATGAACGTCTGCATTGTCCTCGTGCATCACATGAGGAAGCCGGCAGGCAAAGAGGGTGAGAAGCACATACCTACGAAGCACGATTTCATCGGCTCCAGCCACTTGGTCAACGTGAGCAGCTCTGTGCTCATTGTCCATGAAGACAAGGAGAAGACGAAGAAGCGCAACCAAGGTGAGGAGGTGGACGACGACTTCCCGGACATCAACTTGGTGGTGGCTAAGCAGCGTTACCACCGCTACGAGGGCCGCACTGGCTACTGGCTGCACGACAAGGTGCGACTGCTGTGTAACAGCAAGCGCCGTGAATACAGACCAGTCGAAATCAGACAACAAATGAGGGAGGCAATGAGCCGTGAGAATGATTGATAAGGGAGAGCTTCAACTTGACTTTGAGGTCGACGAGCTGGGCGCTGTAACGCTCAACATCGGCTACGAGGCCGACTACCTGGAAACGGACCTTGAGATCATTTACGTGCGCTCAGAGTCCGGTCAGGACGTCGACACTCTGTTCGACGACGACGCTATCTATAACGAGTGCTGGGAGGCGCTAGAGCTATGAACACTGACAACTTTTGCCAGACGCTAATGGACGACGAGGACCTAGACACCCTGCTGGACATAGCAGTGGCCTGTGTGGGCTCCGTGTGTCCAGAGGGCACCAAGACAGAGGCCAGCCGGCTGATTGCCATGGTGGTGATTGAGAAGCGACGACGCATTGAAATGAAGGAGCTAGAAAATGATCTCTACTAAAACTGTAAAGGCAGCAGCAGCGGCGGCACTGATCGCCGCGTCCGGGTTTGTGTCGGCAGATGACGACTCATGTGTAGACGCAATCAACTACGCAATGAACCACGCTACCGAGGACAAGCTGAGTAGCGTGATAAATGCCCAGTGGAAAATCGTCATCAGTGAAAAGGCCACCGACATTGAGAAGCTGTCCAGCCTAGTCGTTTTCGTGACCTACCAGCGCGCCGCTTATAACTGGGAAGACGTCCTCGAGAAGTATGGAGACGCTAACGGGTTCCGCGACTTTATGTACGGCTCCTGCGTGGACATGGTGACCGAGTACGACGTGGTAAAGCGGTCCACCACCAGTCAGGCATCACAAACCTATGACGAAATCTACTGAGGGCTAAGCCATGAGCAACCACTACCAAGCAACAATGTTACGTGCTGACCGGCTACGAGCCGACGCACCCAAAACCAACCATGTACTGCACCTGATTCTGACGCTTATTACTGCGGGCCTGTGGGCCTTTGTCTGGATCATTGTGGGTTTAATCAATCAGCACCGCGCCCACTACGCAGTCAAGGAGGCTAAGCAGCACGAGGCGAGGGCTCTGAGGATACTTGAGGAGGGCGGGTTATGAGAACTAAAGGCGCACAGAACTGGACGCAAAAGCAGCTCGACGAGCTGTCGGAGATGATGGAGAAGGGCCACAGTAACTACGACATGGCTGCCTACTTCGGACGCACCCCGCAGGCAATCGCCAACATCAAGATGAAGATCAACGACCCGGACTACTACCGCAAGTACAAGCGGTCCCCGATCATGGGAGCAACCATGCCCGAGCTGATCTCATGGGCCGTCGCTGCGATCCTCGGGTTTAGCGCCTTCTTGGTTGTCCTGTCTAACATTTAATCTAGCCTAGTAAAGGATTGCTTATGAACAACTTTGAGTTTAGCAGTACGATGTCGGATTACCAGACGCTTATCCACCAAAGTCGATATGCTCGGTGGCTCGACAGCGAGGGCCGCCGCGAGACGTGGGACGAGACCTGCCAGCGTTACGCTGACTTCTGGGACGACAAGGTCGACCTAGCAACCAAGTCTGAAATCTTCAACATGATACGTGACATGCAGGTCATGCCCTCTATGCGCGCACTGTGGGCCGCTGGCGATGCGTTGGCTAGGGATAATACCTGCGCCTTTAACTGTGCCTACGTGGCCATTGACCACCCCCGAGCGTTTGACGAAGCCATGTTTCTCCTGATGTGCGGCTGTGGCGTGGGATACTCAGTAGAGCGCCAGTCAGTCAGCAAGCTGCCAGAGGTTGCGGAGCAGCTGGCAGCCACCGACACAACCATAATTGTGGGCGACAGCAAGAGAGGTTGGGCCACTGCATTCAAGCAGCTGATCTCAATGTTGTATATCGGTGAGGTTCCCAAGTGGGACGTGTCAGGCGTGCGCCCTGCAGGCGCTAAGCTCAAGACTATGGGCGGCCGTGCATCCGGACCGGCTCCGCTGGTAGACCTGTTTGAGTTCACTGTGCGCGTGTTCAAGGGTGCAGCCGGGCGCAAGCTTAACAGCACTGAGGTCCACGACATCTGCTGCAAGATTGGTGAGGTTGTCGTTGTAGGCGGCGTCCGCCGATCTGCAATGATCTCACTGGGCAACGTCAGCGATGACCGCCACCGTTCACTGAAGACCGGCGAGTGGTGGAAGCATGACCCTCAGCGTGCGCTGGCTAACAACTCAGCCGTGTACACAGAGAAGCCTGACTTCGGTGTGTTCCAGACTGAGCTAAAGAGCCTGTACGACTCTTACTCTGGCGAGCGTGGGATCTTTAACCGCGAGGGCGCCAAGAAGAAGCTCGAGGCACTCGGTGTGCGTGAGGCTGACCACGACTTTGGCTGCAACCCCTGCGCTGAGATCCTGCTGCGTAGTGCTGGGCTATGCAATCTAACCGAGGTCATCATCCGCCCCGAGGACACGCTCGAGACGCTGAAGTACAAGGTCAGGTACGCCACGATAATGGGCACTCTGCAGTCTAGCCTGACCGGCTTCCGCTACCTGCGGGCTAAGTGGAAGAACAACGCCGAGGAGGAGCGCCTGCTAGGTGTCAGCTTCACCGGCATCTGTGACCACCCGGTCATGTCTGGCAGGAAGGGCGAGAAGGTCCTCACCGACTGGCTGCGTGATCTACGGGCCGTTACGGTCAAGGTCAACAAGGAGTGGGCCAAGAAGCTGGGCATTAACCCGTCGGTGGCGATCACCACGGTCAAGCCTAGCGGCACGGTCAGCCAGCTGTGTGACACGGCCAGCGGCATTCACCCGCGGTATAGCAAGCACTACATACGCACCGTTCGGCAGGACGTTAAGGACCCGCTGACGGACTTCCTAATCGCTCAGGGTGTGCCTAACGAGCCCTGCGCCATGAAACCGGAGAACACTGTTGTATTTAGCTTCCCAGTCGCATCACCCAAGACGGCGCTTACTGTTGCCGATGTTGGCTCTATTGACCAGCTTGAGCTTGCTCGGATTTATGGGGGCGCATGGGCGGACCATACCGTTAGTCTCACCGCTTATTACACGGACGATTCGTGGTTTGACGTGTGCTCATGGATCTGGAAGCACTGGGACTCAATGATTGGCATGTCCTTCCTGCCATTTGACGGCGGCACCTACAAGCAGGCGCCCTACCAAGAGTGTGACGCGGAGACCTACAGGGCCGCGGTCAAGGCTATGCCCAAGATCAACTGGGACGAGCTGAAGTCGTTCGAGCAGTCGGACAACACAACCGGGTCGCAGACCTTGGCCTGTGTTGGCGACAAGTGCGAGTGGGGCGTCTAGTGGCTAAGAAGAAAGTCGATGACGTCGGGGCAATGATTGATGAGAAGCGCCCACGCAAGTGGGCCGAGGAGATCATGTCCCTAGCCTGTAAGACCAAGCGCCGGGCCCTCTTTGAGAGGGTCCCGGATCACATCAAGCAGATGGTGATGGATCACTGCCAGGTAGCAGCAAGGAGCGGCAAATGAGTGATGTTCATTTCGACAGCGGGTTTGAGAGGAAGCTGTACGCGATCCTCGACCCAACGGAGGCCAACTACCACCCGGAGGACTGCCGGCTCTACTACTCGATAGAGAGCCGCTACGAGCCTGACTGGGTGGTGTGGAACGACGACGGCACGACGACCTATGTAGAGGCTAAGGGGAGGTTCAGAGATCGGACAGAGACACGGAAATACCTTGCGGTCAGGGATGGCCTCAAGCCGACGGAGGAGCTGGTTTTCATCCTCCAGAACCCCAACACCAACATGCCCGGAGCAGTCCGACGGAAAGACGGAACCCGAGCATCAATC